CCTGTAGCTGTTGGATTAGCAAGCCCAGTAATCTTGTTACTGCCCATTGCAATAACGCCAGACATTGTACCACCAGCAAGAGGCAACTTAGTAGCAATACTATTTGTTATAGTAGTAGTAAAGTTTGCATCATCGCCAATAGCTGCAGCAAGTTCGTTAAGTGTGTTTAGCGCCCCTGGTGCTGAGTCAACTAAGTTAGCTACTTGTGTGTCCACATAAGCCTTTGAAGCTGCATCTTGATTTGCTGTAGGATCAGCTAAGTTATTAATTTTACCACTAGTCATGTCTAGTGTAGTACCAATAGTAACTGCACCTGTAGTTGTAATAGCATCTATAAATGCACTAGACCAATAGTTACTACTATCACCTAGACTGTGAGTACTATCAGCAGAGGGTATCAGATTAGAGGCTACATCAGCAGTTACTGTTACTGTATCAGATGCAGCGTTACCAAGTACAGTATTACCTGCTACATTTAGGTTGCCGCCTATAGCAGCGTTGTTAGAGGCTGTTAGAGTGCCTGTTACTGTTCCAGCACCTGCTACAGCCAAAGTACTGTCTAGCACTGTAGCACCCGTTACATCAAGTGTACCAGCTAAGTCAACATTAGCACCAGCAAAAGTTGCAGCAGTAGTTGTACCACTCTTAAGGATAAGATTGCCTGATGTGTTAGTAAAGGTTGCGTATGCTGTACCGCCATCCTTTAGAGTTACATCACCGCCATCTGCATCAAGAACAATGTCACCAGCTACGTCAAACGTAAGATTGCCATTAGATACATCATACTCATTGTTAGTTATAGTAGTATAGTCGTTATTACCAATACTAACAGTATCTATAAAAGCAGTACCGTCTACATAGACATTCTTATACTCTAAGGAAGATGTACCTAAGTCAATGTCATTGTCTGTTACAGGAACAACAACACCATCTTGAAAGCGTACCTGCTCTACAGGGTTGCTTGATACCTCTACAAAAACACCATGCCTATTATTAGTTTGATCTACAGATATGTGGTTCTTTTTGTCTAAGTCAGAAATGAGGGGAACAAAAGAGCCTTCATCAGCAGTACCATCGTGCTTGTGTCCTGTTGTACCACTTGTATGATGTGTAAATGCATCCCTGAGTTTGTTATACTCAGAGTTTATTGGTGCAGCACGTACTACTGAAGTAGCAACAATATCTGCTGTAGACTGACGGGTGTAACCTGCCATATTTTATCTCCTGTCTCCTAGACCGTAAGTTATTGAGTAAGCCTGAATAGTATGGCTTGGGTCTGTACCATTAGTCACATACTTAATTGATACTGATTTGCCTGAACCTGTTACGTTAGTTGATTTGATTGGTGATGGGTTACCATCGTATATCTCTGTTGCGTCATACTTTGCATTGTCAAAATAGGCTGCAGCCCCTTCTGTAGTTAAGCGGTAGTCATTATCTAGTAAAACATCTGGATTACCATAGTCATATTCTATGCCTAGAATTAGGTTTACTATACCTTCTGATCTCATGTAGGTATTTACATTATATATACTTTTTCTTACTTCAGGGTCTTCCATGTAAACGAAAGGCGTTTGGAAGAAGCTAAAAATATCACCACCGTTAAAGTCTGTGCCTGTCTCTTGTCTATATACAAAACCAGAGGAGTCTCCATGAATGACAAACTCTTCATCATCTATGTAACCACTAGTTATTTGGTTTATCTCAATACCGACAATCTGACCAAACTCAAATCCAGCACCACCTTGACCACTCCTTCTAATACCAGCAATGATACCTAGTGATTCTTGGTCTTGGAAGAACATACGAAACTGAGACTTCTTTTTTATAACTACAGTCTTAATAGTAGTTAAGTCCTCGTTCTCAGTGAAGTCTTCAAAGAGTGACTGTACAGGCTTAGATAAAGTTGAAAGCTCAATATCGCCAATACGATCAGTTCCAGACACAGGTCTAATACCATCAGGTGCTAGGAAGATAAGCTCTCCGTTAAACTCAACAACACTATCAGGTGCTATACACCCTAAGTTCCCTGTTACATTCTGTAATACAAAGTTAGCTTGGTTGTCACCGACTAAACGTTTAATGTTGTTAGAACCAAATATGTATAGCTGATCACGGAAAGCTTTTATCTGTACTATCTTAAAGCCTACGTTTATAACTCCTGCACCATTAGCAGGGCTAAAGTCTGTCTCAGCTACAGGGGAACTAAAGTGTAAGTGGTATGGATCTGCTGAATCGCCAGCTAAGAATAAGTGATTGTTAAAGGCTGCAACTAGTGTAGGGTCTGTAGGAGCATTACTATCTACGATTTGTATGTAGTTAGAGCCATCATAAGTTGCTGCAGGGTTTATCCCATCTACCATAGCAAACTTAGGAGCGCCCCAGTTAAAGTTCTCAAACCTAACTTGTGAAACACCTACCATAGTAGGGGCTGTAGGTCTATATAAGCCAGCGCCTGAGCCTACTTCTATGTTACCTGTAACAGCACCACTTGCGGCTATCTGTGTAATAGTATTAAAGTACTTAGTACTAGTCACTGTAGCATTGGCTGCTGGGCCAGTTACAATCTCAACTAGTGCTTGGCCTAAGTAGTCAGTACCTGTTATTGTAAGAGTTATACCTGATACATCTCCACCTGCAGAGAATATAGTAACTTTTCTGGGTTGTTCAGATGCAGCAGTTGTAAAGTTAATTGTATTGCTTGAGTGTAATGCACCATTGATAGCTAAGTTAGCTGCACCACTAGTTGTCTGAGCAGCACATACACCATTTCTGTCATTTGCTATAACATCAGAAGTGATCTCTGTCCAACCAATTACAGTAGGGGTAGCAGTAACTGTTGTAGAGGCATCAGATGTAGCACCTGTAATAACATTACCTGTTACAAAAATAATACTAGGTAGCTTACCAAAGTTTAGAACTACGCTGTTTGAGCTAGTAGAGACTACAGTAGGCGTAGCAGCAACAGCATCAGCATTCGATGAGCTAACCACACCTGTAATCTTTTCACCTACAGTTAGGTTTGTCCCTGATCCGTTAGTAACAGCTACAGTGTAATAGTGGTTGTACCAATGCGAATGATTATTACCACTAGCAGGTTTCCTCATGCCGAATACACCTTGCTCTACATCAGCAGATATGTGTACACCAAGCACAGCTACAAGATTGTCTGTATCACCTGTAAGTTCACCATAAGACTTAGAGAACCCACTAATACGTCTATACCCGCCTTCAAGGGCAGGTTCATAGTTAATTAGTTTGTAAGCTGATCCAGCAAACTGACCACCGTGAGTAAGGGGATCTAGGTTGTTGAAAAGTCCACCGCTACAAGGTGTAGCAAACGTGGATAGTTGTTCTGCCATTATTGAGCACCAGTTATAGAATTAAAGTGTTTTCCTGTTACTGTAGATGATATGTACAAAGGTGTATCTAGTAATAGACGCCGCATGTTGTCAATGCCATCCATAAACTTCTTCTCGTGTATCTGTCCACTCTGATCATTGGAACGGAAGCGCATAATATACATCATAGCTCCGTCAACAACAACAGTGTTAAATCTGTCTGGTATTATAGATACATCGCCAAAAGCTGATAGGTCAGCAGGGAAGGACCAGTATCTATATTCTATTTCATATGTAGCGTTTGTAATGGGAGTAACGCCAAACTTAGAGTCTTGTGTCTGGTAGATACGAAGAGGTACGGACCTAGCTGTAGTGCCTCCTATATCCTCTATAGGTCTAAAGCTACGTAGGTAGTCTGCATATGTAATTACAGGAAGTCTACGTGGTTCGTTCTCTTGTGTAACGTGCTTCTTAATGTAGAAGGTATCCCAATCTACTTTGGATAGATCTGCAGGAAAGTTATACACGCCTGAGCCTACAACTAGTGTCTCTACATTAGTAGTTAAAGTAAAGGGCCACTCTTGTGATACTTGTAGTATTTCTCTTATACTTGAGTTTACTGCGTCTTTAGCTAGTGCTTGTAAGTTACGTACATCTCCGAATCCTGAGCCAGCAGCGTCAAGCTCTGTTTCATTTATTCGTCTAAGTAATTGGTTTACTAGAGTAATGTATGTAGCCATAAAAACTGTATCCCTTAAGCAAAGTTAGAGGGGCTAGTTGCCCAGCCCCCCTAGTTTAGCAATTATGCTAGTGTGTCACGATCTACTGTTTCAGCAGTATGTACTCCGACTTCAGAGACATCCATTAGCATACAGTAAACACGTAGTTTACCTGCGCTAAAGGTTGCGCCGTCACCCGCAAAGGTTACGTCCATTGTATCTGCAGCAGCGTTGACAAGAACACCTGCTTGAGCTACTGTTGGTGCATATGCAAGATCTGCAGCACCATCAATATCAAACGCAGCTACGTATTCGTTAGGGTCAACCGCTGTACCAAGAATAGCAGTAGCGTTAGAACCTGTGTTCATAGTAGCAGATTCCATTACTTGAATACCTGCCCATAGAATGACAGTATTACCAGGAATAGTAAGTGCCTGAATAATGTCACCAGATGAACAATCAACCGCACTTGCAGTGAGGTCAAGAGTGTTTTCAATCATGTAAGGCTTCCGTGAAGGATTACCTGCTCCACGAGTGGGTGCTAAAAATGTGGTTAAAGTAGCCATAAGTTATATCCTCCCTTACGCTGCGTTATATTTAGCAGTTACGATTGCTTCTGGACGAAGAATCTTCCTGCCGTAAAGATGCATTCCACGAACAATGTCGGAAAATGAGTCTGGGTCACGATATGACTCAACTTTGTTGATCTGCTCTGCAGAAGCAACTCCTGAATCATGTCCAGCAACAATCACACCGTAGTTAGTGTCCTGGTTAGCTGAACCTGACGTACCTGAGCCTGTACCCACGGAGGGTAGGTTTTTTGACTGATAGATACGGAGGCCGTGTAGGATGTTAAATACAAGAAGATTCTGGAGACCTGAGCCACCCTGATCTGAATTTAATACCCGTGAATCTTCGGCTTTGAAGAGGTCCACAAATACAGCGTCCAAGACCAGCCAGCGACCACGAGAGTCTACATTCTGTTGGTCAAGCAAGCGACCCATACGTGCAATAACCTGCAAAGGTGATGCAACAGATGTGCTTGCAGCAGTAGCGCC